GGGACGCCATTTATAAGCAATGCCCCGTAGTTAGTACTGCCATCTTGATCTTGTCCAGCATTTGCACCGGCCCCGGGAGTAGGATAGGTCGTCCCAGATTTATAATCTTGGTCCCATTCAACGTCTACTAAATACCAAGTGTCAAACTCCCATTGATCACCTGATATATCATGTGAGATAATACTATGTGTAGTTGTAGTTTGATGCCCAATAGTAATATGCTCATTGTCATGATAAATATCCGTACCAGAATAATTATTTCCAGTAACAGCATTACCATCTTCTTCCCCTGAGTTTGCGTCTCCAAAAACTGTGTATCTATAGAATGTAGATGCATTCGACGAGCCCCATGGTATCCAACTTGCAGTTGGTTGGTTAGCGCCATCAGAAGGGTTGGGTACTGAATACTCTATAGGCACATTTGGCGCTTGTGAATTATCAGGATTTTGCCCCATTCCTGTTTCTATAGTTGGCCTTCTCCTAGCGCCATAATGAGTAGAAAGATATTGTTCAAGATACATGTCAGCGCCGGAACTAACTTCCCAGTTGCTAGCCCCGGTAAAACCTAAGTTACTTCCATGTACAACCTCTGTCCACGCATCAATGTTCGTGTCTGGAACAGGGGCAACAGGATGTACATAAGGATCTACCGGTGGTAAATATGCTGAAGACGGGGACACAACACTAAATCCTTTTTTAATTTTTACGCTTTTTATTGCCCAAAGTGGATTTCTTAAAGGATAAATCCCTGACGTAGGATCACCAGCTGTATCCCCAGCTTGAGTATATTGAAACGACCAGTGGTTGGAGTAAGCGCTTGTTGCTGAACCATAATCATTACTTATTCGTATTGCAAGATCTTCTACGACTTTTACCTGTGTAATTCCACTCTGTGCAGCTCCGCTTGCACCATAAGTGACGCCAAAATTAGCTCCCCCAAAAGATTGCTGTTGGTTATTATCTCTAAATTTAAAACTAACTCCACATATAACTGATTTAGTTTTATTATGTCCAGTTACTCCTGCAAAATTGGTTGCTGCATAATCCCCTGAATAAAGCGGGGGTATCTCCGAGGTTACTGGAAATGTTGCTTGACCAGGATTAGCAGGTATAGAACGCACTTCCGCATAGTCAGCAAGATTTGAATTAGCAGTTTGGGAAGCTGATAAATCGATATATCCATTAATTGGGCTAGTAATACCTACAAAATCACTACCTAGTCCATGAGAACCATCTGTAAATTCTGGCATTGATTGCATGTACTGGTATGGATCATACCCTAAGCCGTTATACGTTGCCACTGCTTGATATACTGTTTGCCCCTGGATAGCATCAAAATCTACTAATTTTTCCCATGGTACCATTTGAGGACCACCAGCGGCACCGTTATCCCAAATTTCTATTCTTGGTTTAATATAGTTATAACCATATCTTTGTGCTCCAGAAATGGAAAAAGGCAAAGTTGCATAGCAAAGTAATTCAATTTGTATATGTAATTCATCGCCGTTATAAAAATCACTATGTCCTCCAGAGTGTCCACTTGGTAGTGTTATATCATAATAATCATTCATCACACCCGAATTAGTTGGATAACTACCTCCATGACCAATGTGTTTAAACTCAACATAAGAATTGGTAGGATCACATCTATCAAAAACAATCATCCCTAAAGGATCGTGGGTATTTTCCGCATTGGACCCAGTAGTGATACACATGCTGATATGTTCTGGGGGAGTTGCATTATATAAATACTCGTTAGGAAGTGGGTATTCAATGTGTTTATAACTATTTGGATGGTAACTAGTTGCCCAGGCAAAACCCGCTGGATTCTCATATAGTGGAGAATCCGTGGGTATATTTGCCTCACTACCCTCAGTTATTTCATAATCATTTATAACTCTTGTAACCGTGCTATGTACATTTGGATCTAAAAGATCAATAGTATACTCTCCAAATATATAGTGAAGAGTGGACGCGTCTGCAAAACGACCTGGAGTGGTAGTAGGATTATACCACCAACCATCATTTTCTAAAGTACCACCGGATGGGGCGCTACCGTCCCACGCGTTGTAAGTGGCTGGCTCAAAAGCTGTTTCTGTTTGCCCACTGGGAAGCGCAACTTGTCCCTCTTCATTTTGCTCCTGTTGCAAAGCCCCAATTGGAATAGCTGCGTGATGTACTACATTGACAACTCCTCTTAAATTGTAGTCATTTTGTGTAAATGGCGACCAATCGAAAGAATTACTACTATTTTCATATTCAATTACGTTATAGTTCGGTGGATCCTCCCAAAGATATTGCAACGGCGTTCCAGATGGATTACCAACTACACTTTGTGAACCAATTTCTTGAGGATCAGATATTTCTATTCCAGTTTCTAAAAAAGAATCTAATACTAGATTTTCGTTAAAATTAGGGTCGTTAGTAAGCGTTATATTATAATCTTCTTTATAGCTATCGTAAGTTCCTAATAAAGTATTATAATTCGGTAGATTATCTCTAAACCAGTCTTGCATTCCAGCCTTGGAGATAGGTGTTAAACCATCTTTGGATAATCTAAGAACCGCTCCTCTTTGCTTATCTGTAAAATAGGCCCTATAGGATTCCGATGCAAATGATTCTGGATTTTGAGATATACCAAAATCACCTTCAAATGGATTGGCATCACCTAAAACTAAGTTACTAGTTACTAACTGTGGATTGCCATCCGCGTTATATATCGTATCTTTATTAGATACTATCCCAACAACTCTATCTTCGCAAAAAGCAATTAAACTAATTCTTCTTTGAAATAATTTTTGAATACTACCATAAGTTGGGTTTAAATCTTTAGTTGATTTTTCAGCCATTATAAACTGATTTAAATCATTTACTCCAGAATTAGAGTTGTATATACCAGAATATATTAAACCACTTTTTCTTCTTTCTTCTTTATAGGCCTCTTGTGTTGTTGTAGAAGCTTTAACACCATTGGAAATAAATACTTCATTAAAGTCATCTTTAATTCTATTAGATTCAATTCCATTTCCAAAAGAGAAACAATTATACCAAGAAAGTCCAGCTGTTATTACATCTCCAATATCTTCTTTAAATATGAAATCAGATTTTAATAATGGTTCTCCTGAGGCATCTACAACTTCTCCAGTTAAATCTTGCTGTCCAGCTTGTGCTATAGTATAACTGCCATCTTCTCTAATAAATTTAAATGACATTTCAGTGTAATCTATTTCATTACCATTAATACCCTGTGGTAATCCCGGATAAAAAGTAGCTACATTGCCATTCCAAGATTGTAACGTAGAGGAAGTAGTGGTAATAATATTAGAATTTAATACCTCTACTTTACACCCAAGAGGTGCAAATAATTCATTTGTTTTATCATTTAATTTTACAGGTATATTATTACTAGCCTCGTAATATATATCTAAATCAACTTGTTGTTTCTTAGGGTCCACCTCCCAAATTGCTGGAAATTTACTTAAATCAGAAAGAAAAAGATCTTTTACTGGATCTAAAAATTCAATATCGCAAGAGTCATTCTCTTGGAAATCAGCAGTCATAACATTATCTTCCGTCAATGGATTCCAATCGCTATCTGCTGGGTTTTTATCTACCTCTATTATATAACAAACTCTTCTATTATGAGCTGCTCCAAAATCTACAATTTTCTTTTTTAGATCTAAACCTCTATCGGTATCATAAGATGTCGCCAAGCTATCTGTAAGTCCATCTGCGCTAACACCAGTTTCATCTACTGAATTTAAATAAGTTAAAGCAACTTCTTCTACACTTTGATAAGCAACATTTTCAGTATTATCAGTAGGGTGATATTTAACACTATCATCTATATATCTATTATAAGGTTTCCTCCAAGAAGTGTGATTATAAAGTTTTTTTATTTGTACACTTTTAATAGTGTAAATTTCAGTATCTATAGTTTCCGAAACAGCGGGAGTTGGTGACGAACTCGCTACTTTATGAAATCTAAATCGAGAACCTGGATGTAATTTTCTTATAAAATCACGTACCTCGTTGCCAGGATCCCCGGCATAAGAAAAAGTAGGATCCCACTGTCTTTCGTGTAATTCTCTATAGTTTTTACTAGTATCATACCCATATCCAACACCAGGGCCAGGCGCTTCTGGTAAAATATTATTACTAGAATCGTAATTACCTTCCATTGCTAAGTGGCGGTGTTTTTCATCATTATTGGTAGCTGTTCCAAACAAGTCATCTGGTGTTGTACCCGTAAATACACCACCTCCCCATATTCCTTGTAAATTATCCATCCATGTATCTTTACCATATAGCTGTGAGCCTGCACCAAAATGCCATGAATTATCATGTAGATCTTTTCCAGGAGCAAAAAAAGATAAGTGTATAAAGTGTCTACCAACTTCATTATTGCTAGAATATGTTTGAGTATCTGTTCCAACACCATAATCAGTACCTGTCATACCACTGAACCATCTTCTAGGGCCATATGAGTGAGTGTCTACAGAAGTAACAAAACCCTCTAAACCATTTACATGGTTAGCGCTTAAAATACCTGTTGTCTCTCGTCTATCAACCTTTTGTAGTGGTCCAACCCAACCATCAACTTTTAAACTTTCATAATCACTATTTTCCGATAATACAGGTGAGGTAGAAATTAAATTATTTTCATACCAAACAGATTGCGCCGGAATAATTTGGGTAAATTCCCCCGCTATTGGAACATCAACTGTGTTTTCGCTTTCTGGTATAATAAGATTTAAAGTATTACCAAAATCTGTTATCCAAGTTTTAAGTGGTGGATAACTCCATGCAGATTCTCCTCGGGGACTTCTATACTCATTACTAGTCCCCGCGTGTTTACCCTCTCCAGCCCAAGTAATACAGCAATATTTAGCGTAGTCACTAACATCACTTTGTCCAGCGGCCATATGCATCATGTCTACAAAGAAAGTGCCTTGGGGACGACCATGAACATCCAATTTATTGAAAATCCCTTGCCATGGTTCCCAATAATCCGTAACATATAAATCATAATCTGTAGCGGCTTGGGTACGATCAGCTGCCCAATCACCAACTTCGTTATTACGTGAATATTGAATAGAATTCTCCTGGCTATCAGGTAGACCCATACTTCCTCCGGCTGAACCATTGTAATTAATAAGGCCATAACCACTACTGGTAACCTTTTTGTTACCCCCCACGTCATCTCTCCACGCCCAACTAGCTGCTTTTGCAGATACTTGGTATTGATCCCTAATATCTACAACGTTACCAGTTTCTATTATGTCGGTAACTTGATTTTTAGATATTTTAACAAAGAATTTTCCAGAGAAATCTTCTGTATCTTTAAGTTCTTTTTTCTCTATTTGTAATATTAAATCAGGGTGAAACAACTGTGTGGTACCAGAAGGATAAGGATCTTCTACAGAAATACCATCAATATGAGCTATATCAGCATCAATTTTTGTTATTGGTGTAGATAATAATAATTCATAATTACTACCAGTCACTTGTCCACCAGTTATTTTATATTTTTTAGAAGCAGCGTAATCTCCACTTAATGCACCAGATCTTCTCCAAGAAATATATAGATCTTTAGTTTTAAGTGGCCCTTCACCCGAGTTGCTATCAGTGACTTCTTGACCTTCGTTTACACTTGCTCCTCCAAATGCACTAAATGGACCAGCAGTATTTGCGGTATTATCTATAAGATCTCTCTTTAACCATAAAACATCATTTCCCCTGTGATCTATTCTACGAGCAGTATTTGAGAATAGGTTGTCAATAATATATGTAGCTGCTGATGGGTAGTTATGAATAGCTACGTAATTAATTAATCTATACTTTATAGCATCTGGCGCTTCGTTTTTTATATCAATTACTTTGTATTTATTTTCAAGATTTACTTGCTCTTCCCCAGTTCCAATTTTCTTTTTTAATATTATATAATCTTCTTCTGATATTTTATTTCTATCAGATGATGGGAATGAAATCCAAAGATGTCCTTCTGAATCATCTAGTTCATAAGTGCTCTTAGTGACCCATGCCCTATCCATAGTTAAGTTATAATACGGATTAGAAGTTTCTTTTATAAAAAACTTTAGTGAATCCACCCATTCAGGAAAATTCGTAGCAACACTAGAATTTAATTGAGTGCTTTTACTAGCGTTTTTATTACCGCTAGAATCTTGCCAAGGTACATTTATAGCTGCATTTTTAGAGGTTAACACTGGCGTCTCTCTACCATACTTATCACAGTATATAACTCCTAATTGATAATTTCTTTGAGATTTAATAGATGGTAAACCTTGAGATGTAAAGCTCCCTATATTATTTTTTCTATCAGAATAACTAACTGAAACCTGAGCGTTTTCTACTAAATCATAATTTTGAACATAGTTACCATATACGATTCTGTTTCCAGTTATTTCCTGTGCTAATGCTTTTCTTGGAACATTATCCCAAGGTCTAAGCAATTGATTCGCTGGTAATGCCGCGTATATATTTTCTGTTGTTACAATATACTTTCCTTTAGTATGACCCCCGTTAGCGGCATAACCCCACGCTGAAATATCACCGGATATCATGTTTTCCATAAATTGTCTTCCACGACCTATATTAACGCCTTCGTTATTGCTCCATCGATGCCAATCTCTATCAGTATGTTTTATAGTATCAATAGAATATATAACGCTTGACTCTTCTTGTTTATATAATATATCTACCTCAACAACATCTTCTGGTGTTTGAGCATTTATAAAGTCAGTTAATTCTACGGAATGAATAGAGTTGACCATAGCTTTATTGTATGGTTCTTTTATATCATAAGCCGTATCTTTGTCATAAAATATAGGCGTATCACTAGAAACACTTGTGTCTTTAGGATATTTAGGATTAAATACGGGCGTAGTAAAAGGAGCAAATGGAGAATATTCACCATCTCTAAACTTGTATCTATAAGAAAATCTTGGGAATTTTGTTTCGAATAAATTAGGAATATTATTCGTGCTAGTAGGGTTTTCTGTATGATTTATTTTTACTGATAATGTATTTACAGGTTTTGTTTTTATAACAGTGATATGACGCTCTTCTATATCTACTCTAATATCATTTCCAAAAACAATATCTCCTTTATGCCAATCGTTATCGGTTGCTTCACTGCTAGGATGAAATCTCGCGGCAATTCCACTGCGATTTTCATAAAGACCTATATTTTTTACACCTAAAAATTTACCAGCTCTATAGTGTCTAATCTCGGCCTGATAACCTATTACCGAGGAATCGTATCCAGTAGGCGGCATGTTATTACTACCAACTATATTACCATATTCATCAATGAAATCTTCAAAATTAACCCCTAATAATTTTGCCATTTGTTTTCGTTGAAAAACAAAATACCTTCCTTTCTCCCATGTATAGTACTTATCCTCATCGCCTGCGCCAGGGACGTCTGGACGAACTTGTTCTAGTGTAATTCCATCAAAACTACCATTATCAAAAATTAATTGAGTATGTTTGTAATCACCAACATCTCCATCTAAAGCATCAACTGGAGTCCCTCTTTTACATTCATCAATATTTATCTTTTTTGGATCACTATTATTATCAGTCCAAAATAATAAATTATCAATTATATTAATACCAGTTATTATATTACCAGAGAATTTTAAAACAGCTTTATAATTACCAGCGTTTGTATCTACTAAAACAGGTTTAACAATAAAATTATCAGCGCTACTATTTTCAATATCATATTCTAAAATAGCGTCTGTTTCATAACTTGAAATAAACCAATATAATTTATTTGTTTTTTCGTTAGCAATACTACCAACACATTTAAATTCATCACCTACAATATCTTCTATCCTGTGATTACCTAATATATTTTTTACAACCCCAATATCAGAACTTTCGGATGTAGATACTTCTACATTCATCGCATGTCTATACTGTCCATTGGGTACTAGTCTCTCATCAAGGTCTTTGTTCATCTTACCTTGTAGAAAAGTATTTTTAATCTCCGGCATATACTAGTGTTTTATTTGTTTCGATTTACCTCTTAAAATTTGAGTGAGTTCTTCTATTTTTAAACTTGAAAGTCTTAATTTTGCTTTTCTTATTGCTGCAAACTTTTCTTTTATCAATCTAGGGACTAAAGGTTGTCCATACGATGATGTAGATAAAATTGCATGCGCTATATACTTATACATTGCATCTTCTGCAAATTTATGAACTTGCATTTCTTTATCCGTTCCAAGACTATCGCTTATATAATCTAATATCACAGTTTTTCCTGAAATATTAGAACTAAAATGTATTTTTCCTAATATTTGATCTATATAAAAAGATCCATTTGCTTGGGCATGAGAAGGTTCTAATCCATATCTCCTACCGTCATACGGCCAATATGTATCATCTACATAATCATCTTGATTTTCAGATGGAGTTCCTGATTTATAATTATTCCACGTGGATGAATTATTATTTATATCAGCGTGACTTAAATTTGGATTTACCCCACTAACATAAACTTGAACATTATCAACAGTATTTTTTTGATGAGTATTGTTTACTGATACTAATGGATCTATTGCCGTGGCTCCACCACTTGCGCCACCATCATCAAGTGTAACACCAGCGGCTGTCCAAGGTGATTCCGTTTGTATATAAATCCAAACTTTATCAAAAGAAGAAACGTCAATTTCCATTAATTGTTTTTCGCCACTATCACCAGTCACCCATTCCACGTAACCCAAATCAAGTCTAGATGGGTCATTATTTGGAGTAGGGTAAATAGTATTGTCTGGGTGTGTGTGATTAGCAGTAACAACTTTTCCACTTGCAAGAGTCCATCCTAAACCTGGATCTACAGTAGAAATACCTATTCTTACAATACCATAATCACAAAGTAAGTTACCACTACCGTCTGTTTGCTGGGCACCAGAGGTTGCAGCTGCTACTAAATCAACATTTTCACTTGTTGTAACATCTAACTCTTGCCAAGCGCCATAAGCCCTACTTCCACCTAGAGAATTCCAGGCATTATTCCCTAGCCAAAGCATTCCAAATTCTAATTGTTGAGCAACTATACTTATAGTATCTGCTATATATTCTTTAAAATAAAGAGTTTGATTGGTATTTTGGTATGTATCACTCCAAGCATCACTATTCTGAGGAGTAGAAACGTTCCACTCATCAATAGTCGCAAGATTATTTTCTTTAACAATATTTATATATTCTCCAAAAAAGTAAGTTCCATCATCATTTTGCTTAACCTCAAATGGATTAGACGTAGAGTTTGTAGGATATAAAGGGTGCTTTATACCAGCTGAATCTGCCCAAGATAATTTTGTGTAATTAACATAGTCATGTGGAAGGGCCATTGTTAACGAAGCTGGAACATCTATTTGTTGTGACTTTATAGATTTGAAAGTATCAAAAGATAATTCTTGTAATGCCCTCATTGCGTGGAAAGCAATATCAGCTCTTTTTATTTTTGGTATTATTTTATTCTCCCCAACATAAGCAACTTCGAATTGACTTATAATATTATCTAGAGAAGTAAATTGATAATTTCCAAGATCATTTCCATTATAATACTCGTTTTGTGTTGTATTGTCTAATAACCCCATTTATTTATTGTTTTTGTTGTTGTATCGTACTCACCTCTTTCTGCCCAGCCATTTGAGCTAAATTAACATCTTTAATAGCAACCCCAGCTGATTGTAATATCTTAATAACTAAATTATTTTCTTCAGACTCGTGTAATTGAAAGTCTTTTACATTTGTTGGATTATATAAAGCGTTTTGTCCACTAATTACATATGTCCAATCTGGACTTTCTGGTCTAGCTATATAATTAACAGTGACGCTATCTCCCGAAACTGGATAAGGATATATTTTAATCTTTAAAGGAACACTTGGTGTAGAAAACTTAGTATATACGGGTTTAGATTTGCTTGGCGCTGCTAAAGGTGAATTTTCGTATTTATCTAATTCATTTAATTGAATTTTATCAGCGACTTTATAACCATTCTGTGTTCCATACCTAACTCTAACCGTGCCTAATCTATATATCTCTGAAATACCACTACTAATATCTATCTCTCCTTCAAATCCAGTTCCAACTGACATATTAAATCTTTCAAATATTGATATTTTTTCTTCAATATTAGATATTATATCTCCGTAATCTAATTCGTTACCAACACCTCTTTGTCTCTGCTCTAGATCATAAAAATATTGCTCAAAAATTTCCTTCTGAGCGTGGTCGGCAAATAAGTTAAACTCCTGAGGAGTTATATACCCTCTTTGTTCTTTATTAGCTAATGCTAAAACTTTCTGATATACTTTATCTATACTTACTGCCATAATTTCTTTTTTGTTTGTATTTGCAATCGCCCCGTAGAGCGACTGCATCTACAAGTGATTATTATTTTAATCGTTTTTCAATATTGGAGTAAATCTCCATTCCTTCGTCAGTTTTAAACCAAGCGGCTAAAGCTGAATATGGATGTTCATCAAATGGTACATTCATTAGTTTTCTATCGTTAGAACCCCAACTGAACGTTCTTTGATCAGTGGATAATTTTAATATCCCCATTTCAGTTGCCTTAATACCAAAATTTCTAAGAACAACATTTTCATCATTAACTAATTCTAAGAATAATTGAGGATTTTTCTTAGCGTATATAAGTAAATCACGTTTAAGTTCTTGAGAACTCATTTTAGATACTTTAGATCCTAATTCTACACGCATAACTGCTTCCGCCATGTCTATATCTAAATTTCTAGCAGCTAGTAACGCATCAACTTCTAACTCTAAAATATCTACTTCTGTTTCCGCTGCAGCTACTGGCTTCCATTCAGCGAACAAAACATTTCTATGAGGATGATACAATGATAATAATTTCTGTAAAACTGTTTTTTCTTTTTCTACTATTAAAGTACCGCTTCTAAAAACAATGTGTTCCAATCTTTGATCACCAATCATCTCATCAACAAAAGGTGTTTTTTGATTTTCACAATATTTTAACTCTCTCTCATACCCCTTTTCTTCATCAAAATAATAAATATTAGCAGATTTAATCATATAAGATAAAGGTTTTAAACCATTTCTTAAATAATAAGTTCTATTTTTTATTTCCCAACCATCTTCTGCTTTTTTATAAGTTGGTTCTTTTCTTTTTGGTTTTAGTTTTTTTTCTACAACTAATTCTTCAAGTTGCTTTTTTGTTGGTTCTACAGTTACCTCTAGAACTTCAGGATCTTCCACCTCTATTGTTTTTTTTGTTTTTTGTTTTTTTGTCATAATATAATATATAATAAAATTAATAAAAATAAAAGGTCGAGGCCGAAGCCTCGATCTTTTAAAATAATTGTGCTTACTTCATTAACATGAAATTGTTAGCACCTTGTGTAACCATACATCTTTCAGATAGCATATGTAACTCCATCGCATCAAGCGCAGATGTAGTAGCCCCAACAGAACCAGTAACCCAAGTTTTGAGTTTTCTATTATCTGTTTGAGACGCTCTATATCTTACGTGTAAGAACGGACGTTTCATATTTTTACCTAATAACTGATCATATACTGAAGATACACCAGCTGGTACTATAACCCCTCTAACAGCATTAGCGTTAGCTCTAGAGTTAATACCACCTCTTGTAGCTTTATCATTTAGATATCTCCAATCTGATTTATAAAAATCATAAGAACCTCTACGGAATCCAGAGAAACCTAAATTAAGCGCCATATCTTCAGAGTTATCAAATACCCCATAAGAAGTACCTCCAGCTCCATAAGAATTCATTGAAGCTAACATATCATCTATCGCTAACGATGTAGATCTGTTTACAAACATCATGTTTTCTTCAATAGCACCTTGATTGTCAAACTCTGCTAAGATAGCGTCAAATTCAGCTAAATCAGTTGCAGCGTTAACACCAGTAACACCGGTTGTTATATTACCTCTATCTTCAATAGCGTGAAATAACCCTTGAGTACCCCATTGGCCACCATCAGTATCAGCTCCACTTAAGAATTGATCAACTTCAGAATTAGCTGTAGTAACCTTAATAGATTCTAACATCGCCATCTCTAAATGATCAGTAAATCTCATTCTAGTTTCAGATTCAGCTTTTAAATACCATAAGTATCCAGAAGTTCCGTCTTCTTGAGAAACTTCAACCCAACCAATCCTAGATGAATCAGAACCAGAAACGCTATAGTAATCTTTTATAATGATTGGTTTGTTACTATAAGACTTGAATTGTGGTTCGTTAGATTGACGATAACTAACCGCGTCTCCAGTATTACCTGCTGCTGGAGCATCGTCATAATAAGATCTACCTTTTGCATATTCAGAACCATAAACCATTACCGTTACAGTATCTGTTGCTGCAAAACCAACATCTTCTAAATCTCCAGCAGTATTACCCGCATTATATACAGCCACACAAACGTCATCAGCTGAAACAGCTGTAACGATACATTGTGTAACGTATGAAGAACTAGCTACTAAAAGTAAGTCATTAACTCTAATACCGTGATCAATAGCCGATGTAGACGTTGCATTTCCATCAATATCTGTATCGATTTCTATTGTACCACCTGGTTCGTTATTATTGTGATCTTGGTTTTGATGATCTTTAACGTTACCTACATATGATAGATGTAATCTACCTTGTTCAGACCATACGACTTGATCAGCCGTCATGCTCTCTTCAGCTCCTACTTGTGAAAGAAATCCTGAAACTGTTCTGTTACCGAACACTTCAGCTTCTTTAGTCATAAGATCTGGTACATATTGTTGAGCCCACGTGTTATCCGTAGTACCCGTAAAATCTAAGTAATTTGTATTTGACGTCTGCTTTGTTGGCGACGGTGTTTTATTCAAATTACTTCCTGCTGTAATTGCCATTTTTTTATTGTTTTAAATTATTATTTTTGATTTTTAATTTTAAACTTAAAATCAGAAGAATCTTCACCTAATACCCTTACTTTAACACCACCTGCTTCAATAGTTCCATGACTTTGTCTTGGATCCATATTAACATTTTTGGCTTTAGCAACACTATCTTTCATAGCATCAGCTTTTCCCTGTTCGTAAAAGTGTTTTGCAACAGCATCCGCATTCATTGCTGTAAATAGAGATTTGTGATAACCCTTAGCATTTGTTAAAGCAGAATTCTTATCCAAAAACTTTTTGGTGAAATTGCTTATATCGCTTTGAGTATTTTTAACCTCTTCAGCGTTGTTTACATTAAACCTGTATTTTTTATCACCGACGTTATATTCAAAACCTTTGAACTTGTCGTTGAAAACTTGATTGGTTTTCTGCGTGAAAATATCAGAGTTCTTTTTAACTGTTTTTTGAGTTGCTTCTGACTCCTTGTTATATCTATTAAAGAAATCTACAGCTTTCTGTTGCTCAGTAGTGAGTTTCGATCCAGCTTTAATATCTTCATAGTATTTGGACTTTTGCCCGTCCAAGTGGGCTCTAGCGTCGGCAACTTGCTCTTTTAACGCTAATTTCTTTCTTCGTATATCTCTTTCTTCATCAACTTCTTCATCGTAAGAGAACGAATCTTCCATAAGGAAGTTAATTTCTTCATTATTTAAATGAGGTTTTGTTTGTTTGTAATACTCATATAATAAATTTTTATCATCTAATTTACTATAATCTTGATTAAGCTTAACATAATCATTTAAATCTCCACCAGTTTCTTCCATAAAGTCCATTAACTTTTGGATATTTTCTGGTATTGGTTTTCCGGTAGCCTCCGCTTCAGCAACAGCTTCTTCTATTTGCTCTTGAGCTTCAGCAACTTCTTCTTCAGTAGAATCTTCAGTAATTTCTTCTAATACTGGAGTTTCTTGTGTTTCACTCTCCGGTTGTATTTCTTCTTGTTCTTGTGTGGACTCGGCATTTTCAGGCTCTGTAACCATTCCGTCGTCGTCAGTTGAACTTGCTTCAACTTCTGTATTTTCTTTTGGTTCTTCATTTTTTTCTTCTGGTTTTGGTGGTTTACTTAAATCTACCTTAATAACGTTATCGTCACCAGCAGATTCAAACTTACTTTCATCAACTTGATCAGTTGTTTCTTGTGTAGTTTCTTCAACTACTTGTTCATCTTTTTCTTCCATAATATAATATAATAATAATTAATAATTTTAACTAGGGTCAAATGCACCTAAATCAAATCCTCCACCTAGTATATCATTACCCGCGGATTCAAAGTTTTTAGGTGGTTTTCCACTTTTTCTTTGTTCAATCATTTCACTTTGTTGAGTTGCTTGTATCTTAGTTCTTTCATCTTTTCTATCTTCCTTCTGTTTTTCTCTTTCTTTCATACCATCAACCTCAATTCCTTTTAATTGCATATTGTATTGGAACTCTAATTCCATTAACTCTTTTTTGTGCATTACTTCTTGTTGCATTTTTCCAGCTTCAATTTGTGCTTTCATTTGTTCTATTTGAACCTCGCTTTGCGTTAACGCTTGGTTTTTTTGAACCTCTATCTGTGCGGCAGCTTGAGCCGCTTGAGTGTTAGATTGAGTTTGAGCTTGAATATTTTCTAATTGCAATTGACGATCTCTAGCTTGCTTCTTTTGTCTACGTATTTTTAACAGTTGATTTGCTAGTTTAATATTACGTATTTCTCTAAGATCAATAGCGTCTTCTAATTCTATACTTTGTTGTTGTAAAGCCATTTGTATATTATTTTCAAGTATAGCTTTTTCTTCTTCGTCTGGTTGTAGTTCTATAAATATACCAAAATCATAAAGATGTAATTGAGACATTTCTTCTAAAGTCGCTACATTATGAGCACCTATAGCCTGTATAAAAGCATCTCTTGTTGGTGAATATTCTATAATATCAGATATCCTAAGTGATAAGCACTCTGCTGTCTCTGCTGTTAAATATAAACCAGCTTGTAATATATGTCTTGTCGCAGTATTAGAATTAGCAGCCGCTAATTTTTGAACCCCAACTAAAGCATTTTTATCAGGCATACTACCATCTCTCGCTTCGTTAAGCCCGGTGACATCTCTTATCATTTGTAGATAATAATTGTAATTACCTATAAGCGCTTGCATTTTATTACCACCAGATCCCGATGTAATTTCTTGAATTGGTACTTTACCTGGATTTAAATCACCTTCGCTAGTAAATGATCTACCAATAACACTACCAGTTTGGAAGCCT